ACCACCAGTAGTAGAAAAATGCAATTTGAATATCTTATCTTTTATGTCATCTTTCACGCCTGTTCCGTTATCGAATATTTTCACAACAACGCTAGATCCTATTATATTTATTGAAATTAATATCTTCTTATCTCCTACATTGTTAGATAACGCTTTTGCTGAGTTCAATATTAAATTATTAATCATCTGTATAACATTATGCAAGGATAACTTTATTACTGTTGAGTCGCCCTTGTCATATTCGTATGTAACACTAATATTATTTGAATTTAATAATCCTCTATTCAGTAGTTCAATTGATTTTCCTAATTCTGATAAATGGAACTCATTTTTCGATTTATCAGGAGATAGTGTTCTAAAATCTGAAATAGTTTTTCGAATATTTGAAATAAATTCATTAATAGCATCTATGTTTTCTTTAGTAACATTAGAAATATCCAAAGTGTTCACGTATCCGTCCAGATTATGTACTGCATTTTTTAAATCATGACTAGCAAAATTTGTCATTAATGAAATGTATGCATATAAAGCGTGTTCCTTCATTTCTGACAATTTATTATTTTTATCTATCTTATCGTTAAGTATAGAAATCCGTTTAGAAAACTCTTCTGGATTGTTTCCTTTTTTGGGTATATATGTCTTCCCTTTCCTTTTGGGGCTTTTAGGATTATTCTTTTTCATG